GCAGCAAATTCAGCAAGTTCAGAATGGCGCAGCGCAGCAGCTTGCCCAAGTCCCTGAAGAACAGCGCGCGCAAATGCAGCAACAGTTTGGCCCGCAAGTTCAGGCTCACGTTCAGAAGCTTCAGCAGACAATCACAATCGAAAAAGTCATGCAGTTGTTCAGTGACCAGAAGACGCGCACCTTTACGATTGAAATCGAAACAGACAGTACAATTCAGCCAGACGAAGACGGAGAAAAACAGCGTCGGACGGAGTTCTTGACCGCAATAGGAGCGTTTGTTGCGCAAATCCTGCCCATGGTGCAACAAGTGCCACAGACGGCGCACTTCGCAGCAGAAGCACTTCGCTTTGCGGCTGGCGGGTTCCGCGCTGGTCGTCAGCTTGAAGGCGTCATTGACGAAATGGCCGACCAACTGAAGCAAATGGCGAAACAGGCCACAGAGCAGCAAGGCAAGCCGCCAGAGCCGACGCCAGAACAGAAGCTGACTGAAGCCAAGATTAAGGGCGAGGCTGAAAAAACCCGTATGCTTGGCGCTAAAAATCAAAAGGACATGATGTTGATCGACCTGAAATCAAAGCAAGTCATGCAGCAGATGCAAACACCGCCACCAGCCACCCCGCCAGTTGATACGTCACAAGCGGACGTGAAACACGCTGAAATCGCAATGCGTGAACGTGTTGAAAGCAGGAAATTAGCCGCGAATATTGAGGTCAAAAGGCTGGATATTGAGGCGAAAGCAATTCTTGCGTCAATTCAGCAGGAAGGCAACACGCAAGACCCGATTGAAGCCGTTGCGCCAGTTATTGAAAGAATGTCAGCCGTTATTGCCAGCCTTCAGCAGCCAGGGGCTTAATATGCCAAGCGCAGAATATAAGAAAAACTTCAATAATATTGACTTTTCAGACCTTGAAGGATGCACCCGAATTAACCATGGAACAGAAGGAAGCGGCAAGCGTTCTGGTTTAGCAGCGCCGATAATTTTAAACGATAATTGCGAAGTTAAATCCATGTCTGACGGCAAGCATTACACTTCCAAAAGAGCTTTGCGCCAGTCCTATCGCGACCAAGGCGTAATTGAAATGGGCAATGAGCGCCCGAAGTCCAAAAAGCAAAAGCCGAAAGGTGTTCGAGAGAGCATTAAGAAAGCGATTGCGCAAACGTCATAGAAAGGAAACATTATGACCGACGAGAACACAACAGGCGCAGAAGCCGCACCCGCCGCACCCGCACCAGCAGCAGAGCCAGCTAGTAACGAACCCGCAAGCCTTGAAAGCATTCTTGAAAACTCCATGGCAACAGTCGAAGCCAAGTATGACGGCCAAGACGACGACGGAGCGGCAAAGCCTGAAGAGACACCAGCCCCCGCCGAAGCTGCGAAGCCTGAACTGAACGAAGACGGGACGCCGAAAGAAGTCGATCCGAACGCGGCTGTCGTTGAAGACCCGAACGCACCGCAGCCAATTGCTGCGCCTGATCGTTTTTCTGACGAAGCCAAGGCTGCATGGGAAACAGCGCCTGAACCAGTGAAGCAAGCTGTTGAGCAGATGCACCGCGAACTAGAAAACGGCATTGAAAAATATAAGCAGCAGTTGGCCCCATATGAAGGTTTAGAACAATATGCTGAAATGGCGAAAACGGGCGGCACTGACTTAAAAACAGCAATGGCGCACTATGCAGGGCTTGAAAATTTGCTGTCACAAGACCCGATTGCAGGCTTTCAGCAAATTGCAACGAACCTTGGCTTTGACCTTCGCGGGATAGCGCAGCACGTCTTAGGGCAGAACTATAATCCGCAGGCAATTCAGCAATCGCAGCAGTTAATCGCCGCCCAGCAAGAAGCCGAAGCTTTAAAATTACAGTTGAAAAACTTTGAAACTGGCGCTACGGAAAAAACAGACAGCGAAATGCAGTCGGAAATCGACAGCTTCGCGAAAGACAATCCGCACTTCGAAACGGTGCGTGATGATATGGCTAAAATCGTTCAGAGCGGATTAGCCGACACTCTTCAAGACGCATATTCTTACGCTTGTTCAGCAAAAGGATTGAAGATTGAAAGTGCAGCGGACAAGGCAGCAGCCGAAGCCGCGAAGAAAAAGGCAACCTTGGCGGCTCAAACCCAAAAAGGCCAACTTTCCATTGACGGCGCTCCAAACGCGGGTTCAGAGCCTGGCGCAAAGAAGCGGTCAAACTCCACAAGAGAAGCCTTAGAACTTGCAATGTCGCAAACGGGCTAAACGTCAACGCTATTAAAGAAAGGCCTTATCATGGCACTACATAGCAACGAACGCTTACAGGAAGTGTTCTCATTGGCGCTGGAAGATCGGTCACAGGGTTACGCAGACCTTGTTTCGAACTCGAACGCCATTTTACATCTAATTAAAAAGAAGAAAGGCTTTAAAAAGTTCAGCGGCCCGACTATTCGGGAACGTCTTCTTTACAACGAAAGTGGGACTTACACCCGTTACAGCGGTTATCAGCTTCTTAATCCGAAGCCTGCCGAACTGTTCAACGACGCCGAATTTAATCCGAAGCTTGCAGCCGTCACAGTGACGCTTTCAGGCGAGGATATTCTGAAAAATTCAGGTTCAGCGCAAATCCTCGACATTATGGAGGAGCATATCACCGCAGCGGAGCAAGAGCTTCAAGATCGTTTTTATGAAGACCTTCATTCTGACGGCACGGCTGACGGTGGTAAGCAAATCACTGGCCTTGCGGCGGCTGTTCCAGTCGTTGACGACGCTGGCATTTACGGCGGTATTGATCGCGGCGCACAAGCGCTATGGCGGACAAAAACCTTCGACAGTGCCGACGACGAATTTGGCCTGGGAACGGCTGTCAACAAAGACACCATTCGCGGCTATATGTCGAACATCATCATTCAGACGACACGCGGCAAGCGTTCGCCTGATTGTTTCGCCATGTCGGCGGATCACTATACGGCCTATGAAGCTTCAGTTCAGGAAATCCAGCGGATTACGACTGAAGGCGGCTTGGCTTCCCAGGGTTTCACTTCCCTGAAGTATCACGGCGGCGGTAAATCCGTTGACGTTGTTCTTGAAGGTGGAATTGGCAGTGTCATGCCACAGGCGACAACCTACTGTCTTGACACTAAAGCGTTGAAGTTCCGTTATCATCCTGATCGTAATTTCGTTAAGTTTGGCGGCAAGCAAATGCCCGTCAACCAAGACGCAATTGTTCAGCATATCGGCTTCTTCGGAAACCTGACCCTGAATAACCCGCTGCATACAGCGCGTTTTCGCGGTTAAGAAAGGACAGTAAATTATGGTTAAATCAGTCACACCTATTGCGGGCTTTGATCCTGAAGCAGTTCATTCAGCTTCTTCGACATTTAAGCCGCCGCATAGCGTAGGAACGACAATTACAGCCGACGACGGCCACGATTACGCCTACGCAATGGCAACTGGCGCAATCGGGGCGAACGTCTCTTGCGCTTTGACAGAGCCAGCTTTCACCATGGCAGCAGGCGCGGGAGATTGGACTTCGCCCGCAACAGCGCTGGCGGTGAATGACTACGCCTGGTTCAAGAAAACCGACATCTAATTGACGGTTTATTTGACATAACAAACAAGGTTCAGGGGCTTCGGCCCCTTTGCCATTTTTAGAAACAAAGCCTTAAAAGGAAACAAAATGACACAAGCAAACGGATGGTTTTTCAATAAAGCCAAGCAAGATCACGTCGCCAGCAAAGAAAAAGGCCGCGCGATATTCAAAGACGTAATAATGGTTGAAATCACTATTCCAGGTGACAAAGCTTCAAAGGTTGTTCAGCGCGTATCTGACGCAGAAGACGACCCGAACAAGCTACGTTTCCCTAGCGCATGGGAAGCATTTCAGAACGCGACGAAGCAAGTCGGCGAGGGTATGCCGCTTGAAGAATGGCCCATGATGACAGCGGGCCGCGTTATGGAACTGAAGTCGCTGAACATTCACACTGTTGAGCAGCTTGCAGATTTGAACGAAAGCTTCATTGCAAAGCTTGGCCCGAATGGCCGCGAAACCATGGAGCAAGCCAAGGCCTATCTTGACACCGCTGAAAAAGGCCCAGGCCAAGCGGCGCAGGAAATTTCGCAGCTTTCGACTGAAAATGCCGCATTAAAGACGCGCGCTGAAACGGCTGAAGGTAAAGTGACTGAACTCGAAGCTGAAGCTAAAACACTGAAGGCCCGCGTCACTGAACTTGAAAACGCAGAAACAGATACAAGCGCTGTTGACAGCCTTCAAGCTAGCCTTAACGAAATGACTTCAGAGCGCGACGGATTGGCGGCCAAAGTCTCTGAACTTGAAGCTGAAGCTGCGAAGCCTACAGAAGAAACGCCAAACGCGGACGCCGCAACTGTTACCGAAACCAGCAAGTCTAAGGCTGCAACTGAAGATAAGGACGCCGAAGAAAAAGCAAATATTCGCGCCCAAATCGAAGCCAAAACTGGCGAAAAAGTCAAAGGCAACCCGTCTTTGAAAACGCTTCAGACTATGTTGAAGGACGCCTAATATGACCGTTTTAACCGTCATTCAAAGAGTTTGCATGAAGATTGGCATTGCAAGACCTACAGCCGTGTTCAGTTCGACTGAACGCGAACTTCAGGAACTTGCGGAGCTTGCAAACGTCGCTTCTGAAGCGATTGTTGAAGCCCATGATTGGCAAGCCTTGACGGTTGAACACACCTTTACAGGGGACGGCGTGGCAGACAGTTTCGCCGCCCCTGCTGATTATGACAGGATGATTACTGACGGCCAATTGTGGAACAGCCAAACGAATAACCCTGTTGACGCTCTAAGCTTGAATGAATGGTTAGGCCGCGAAACTCGCGGTTTTGACGTTTATTCAGCCTACACCATTTTAGGGAATGAATTTCGCATTCGCCCGACAATGGCAGTCGGCGAAACTTGCAAAATGCTTTATGTCAAAAATACTTGCGTTGTCGGCGTCGCGGACGGGACGGCTTCAAATCACGCAGATTGTTTCACAGCAGACGACGACGAATTTTTGCTGCCTGACAGACTTTTGCGGCTTGGCATTATCTGGCGCTGGCGCGAAAGCAAAGGCTTGGATTACGCCGAAGACATGCAAAACTATGAACTGGCCTTGGCTGAAGAAGTCCTTTCTGAAGCTGGAAGCAAAGTCTTAACTTTCGGAACCTCTAAAATCAGCGGCTTCAAAACCGCATATCCACAGGCAATCGTTTCTTAATGAGAACAGCAATTAAACGCACAAGGGCAAAATCACGCGACAAGACATTTGACGCGCCTGTTGGCGGCTGGCTTCAATCGCGGAATAAAGGCAAGGTAAGTCCCGAAACCGCGACTATTCTCGACAACTGGTTTCCTGAAATTGACGGCATTCGGGTTCGCGCTGGAACGACACGTTTCGCCAATATCGGCGAACCTGTTGAAAGTATGTTTTCTTATGAAAGCGGAAACGTGAATAAAATATTTGCCGCTTCAACAGGTTCAATTTTCGATATTAGCGCGCCAGCCGACACAGAAACGCCCGTTGCGGCAAGTGTGACAGGTCAAACGAATGGCGAATATTCAGCGGCTATTATGTCAACGGCTGGCGGGGTTTTCCTGACTGTCGTGAATGGAGCTAACGACAGACAGGTTTACGACGGCGCAAATTGGAACACGACGCCAGCAATTACAGGTGTCGCAACGTCAGACTTGTCGAATGTTTGGGCGTATAGAAACCGCCTTTTCTTCGTTCAGAAAGACAGCTTGAAGGCGTGGTTCCTTCCCGTTGAAAGCATTGGCGGCGCAGCGCAGGAAATCTCACTTGCTGGCGTATTCACAAAAGGCGGCTCAATTCTGTTTGGTGCAACATGGTCGCTTGATGCTGGCGACGGGATTGACGACCTTTGCGTTTTTGTTTCGACAAAAGGCGAGGTCGCAGTTTACCAAGGCAACAACCCCGCTGATCCGAACGTTTGGGCGCTTTCTGGCGTCTATGAAGTAGGGCCGCCCCTTGGCCCGAAAGCCTTTCTTCGCGTCGGCGGTGACTTGCTGATTGCGACTGAAGACGGCCTAGTTCCAATGTCTTCAGCCGTTCAAAAGAACCGCGAAACGCTTTCGTTGACAGCTTTAAGCATTAGCATTGAAAAGGCATGGCGCGCCGAAATTGGGCGGCGTCATGGAAGTTGGTCAATAACGAAATGGCCCGCAAAAAACATGGCCATAGTTTCCTTCAAGTCAATTTCGGGCGCTGTGACATATCAGTTCGTTGTGAACCTAAGAACGTCAGCTTGGGCGCGCTATACGGGTTGGGACGTGCGCGCGACGGCCCTGTTTGATGATAACTTGCTTTATGGCCGCGAAGACGGGCGGATAATGTTTGCCGAGCGTGGAGGCAGTGACGACGGCGAAGTTTACGTTTCGCGCTATGTCGGCGACTATGACCATTTGAGAGCGCCAGCGCGAACCAAGGTTGGAAAAATGGCGCAAGGCGTGTTCATTTCAAACCAGCCATTCAACCCGAAGATTGGCATTGCTACAGATTTTAAAGATCAGACACTTGGCGGCCTGACTATCGCGCAAAGCTCCCCAACAACTGTTTGGGATGCAGCGATTTGGGACGTTGCGACATGGGACGGGGCGAGTTCAAAGGAAATCACGACAAAATGGGTTTCAGCAATCGGAAACGGCCAATATGTTGCGCCTGTTGTCGAAGTGGCATTTTCAGAAACAGCAGAGCCTTCAATTCAACTTGTCGCGACAAGCGTTCTTTACGAAGTCGGAAGGCGGGCTGCGTAATGAATTTGCTTTATGGACATAATGAAACTGTTGCTGATTTTGTAGCGTCACTTATTCCAGAATGCTCTGAACGCGGATTTGGCCCTAGCAAATCAATCGGCGTGTTGAATAACGAAGGCGATTTAATTGGCGGCGTCGTATATCACAGATGGTTTCCTGAACTTGGAATTATTGAAGTCAGCGCGGCTTCTATTGATAAAAAATGGCTTACTTTTGAAGTTCTTCATGCAATCCATAAATACCCTTTTGAGGATATTAAGGCCCGTCTTATCATGCAGACGAATAGCCCTGATAATAAGCCGCTTCACCGCATTCTGAAGGCATACGGCTACACTGAAACGATTGTTCCCGAATTATACGCAGAAAGCCGCCCTGGTCACATTTTCACACTTACCCGCCCAGCATGGGAAAACAACAAATTTGAAAAGAGAAGGTTAAGACATGTCAGCACCTAAAGCCCCTACACCGCCCGATCCACGCGAAACAGCGGCTGCGCAAACTGGAACCAATGTCGCGACGGCTATCGCCAACGCTGGCTTGAACCAAGTCAACCAAGTTGGCCCTGACGGCTCTTTGACCTATACGCAAAGCGGCTCAACTTCGTTCCGCGACCCCTCGACTGGTCAAACGTATCAAATTCCGCGCTACACAGCCACGACACAGCTTAGCGACGCGCAGCAGGCTATTCACGATCAGAACAACGCGACAAGCCTAAACACAGCCACACTAGGCAACGAACAGTCGCAGTTTTTGCGCGAACACATGGCGCAAGGCATGGACTTCAGCGGCCTTCCTGATCGCGCACAAGCACCAGGCGGCGACTTTGGCATTCAGCGCGGCCCTGGCGGTCAGCCGAATTATCAAACCAGCTATGTTGACGACTTCAGCAAAGACCGTCAGCGCGTCGAAGACAGCATAAATGCAAATCTTGACCGCCGTCATGCCCGCGACAGAGAGAGCATGGACGCCCGTCTTGCCGACCAGGGCATTGCAAGAGGTTCAGAGGCTTACAGCCGCGCGCAGAACGACTTTCAATCTGGCGTGGACAGAAGCCGCATTGACGCACATTTAAGCGCAGGACAAGAGCAGTCACGTCTTGCTGGCCTATCACGCGACCAGGCCGCCTTTGGAAATCAGGCGCGCGGTCAAGGCTTCACAGACATGTTAAGAAGTCTTGGTTTCAATAATCAAGCAGCGGGCCAGGAAGCGAACCTTGCGTTTAGGTCAGCCGACGCGCAAAATAACAATCGCGCGCAGTCTTTAAGCGAAATGTTCGCTATGCGAAATCAGCCGATTAACGAAATCAATTCGCTGCGTTCTGGCTCACAAGTCAGCCAGCCTAATTTTGTTAATACGCCGCAACAAAACATTGCGACGACGGATTATGCAGGGCTTGTTAACCAAAATTACGCGCAGCAACAGCAGCAATATCAGCAGCAAGCGGCGCAGCGCAATCAAATGCTAGGCGGTTTATTTGGCCTCGGTTCAACGCTTCTAATGTCAGACATTCGCCTGAAAGAAGACATTTCGGAAATCGGAAGACTTAAAAACGGCCTGAAGGTTTACGCGTTTAAGTACATTGGCGACGCGGTTGAGCGTGTTGGCTTAATGGCGCAGGAAGTGGCGAAATTAATCCCTGAAGCCGTCGTTACAATGCCAAGCGGCTTTATGGCAGTCGATTACAGAAAGGCGGTGCAATAATGGCTTATCAAGGTTACGGATCGGCTTCGAAGCAGGCTGAACGCAAGCGTCAAATGGCGGCTGCGCTTATGCCCAAAAATATCGGCGGCCCCGTTAATGGGATTGGCGGCGGACTTACTCAATTAGCGCAGGCTCTTATGGCGCGCAGAGCGAACAAGAAAGCTGACGAATTAGACGCACAACACCGTGAAACAATGGCAAACGCACTGAAAGGCGCAACGGCTGGAATGACGCCAGACCAGCAAGCCTTCGCGCAGGCATTCCCTGAACTGTTCGCGCAGTCACAGGCCAAAAACATGTTCCCTGACGCTGCGAAGCAGAAGCAGCTTGAACAGCAGCAGGCAAATGCAGACCGCACCTTTGGCCTTCAAACGCGAACAGCAGACCGCGCCGACAAGATGTTTGAATATAACATGAACCGCGACATTCTTGGCGATAAAATAGCCGCTGACGACCGCACTTATCAGCGCGGACGTGATGCGGTTGGCGATCAATTCAAACAAAACCAGTTTGAATATCAGCAGGGCCAAGACGCCATTTCGAATGACCTACGCGGGCGTCAGGTTGATGCTACGATTGCGAGAGGCAACAAAACAGACCTTGGCAAAACGCCGATTTATCTTCGCGGCCAAGACGGCGGCGTTAGCATTGGACAGCTTGGCGACGGTAAAATTGTGCCCGCTCAAATTCAGGACGGAATGACGGTTATTGATCCGCAGCAAAAGTCTATGATGCAGCAGCAAGGCCGCTCACAGGGTAAAATTCAAGGTGAAACTCTGCAAAACCTTCCTGTCGTTGAAACCAACGCGGCCCGCGCCCTGGAAACTGTTGATATGCTTTTGAACCACAAGGGAATTGACGCAGGAACGGGCTTCAGTGCCAAAATTCCCGCCATTCCGGGAAGTGACAAATATGCGTTCAATGTCGCCAACAAACAGGCGCAAGGGCAGGTATTCTTACAGGCATATGAAGCATTGAAGGGCGGCGGTGTTATCACTGAAATTGAAGGCTTGAAGGGCGAACAGGCGCTTGCGCGTATGAACACCGCGCAAAGCCGTGCTGATTACGAACAAGGCTTGCGAGATTACAAGAGAGTTATCGAAAACGGCCTTGCAGCAGCGCGCGCGAAAGCAGGACAGCAGCCACAAGGCGGCGGCCAAACCTTCACTTACAATCCCGAAACAGGGGGCTTTGACTAATGACAATCACCGTTAAAGGGCCAGACGGCAACAGCTATCAGTTCCCCGATGGAACGCCGCCTGACGTGATGCGAAACGCCATGCAGCAGCGTTACGGCGGGCCGCAAAGTCCACAAAATCCACAGCCACAACAGCCGCCGCAAATGCAGGCGGCTTCACCCGTTCAGGGACAAGATGCGCCATTGTCGCCAGAGCATTTGCAGCATTTGGGACTTCCTGAAGGCACTACACGCGAACAGGCGCGTCAACATCTTCAGCAGAAAATGGATGATGCACAGCAACATGGAGATAAGGCGCAGCAATTTATTGATAGGTCAAATGCTGTTATGAAGCCGCTGAACGCAATTCAGCGCTTTAGCAATTCAGCGACTTTGGGCGTTCCTGACAGAGTTTTTGGAATGGGTATTGATGCGAAAAACGCCATTACAGGCCATGACGCGGAAATTTCAGGTTATCAACACGTAAAAAATCAAAAAGAAATCCTTCGCGAACAGTTTCCTAAGTCGTCAGTCGGCGCAGACGTTGGCGGCGCTGTTTTTGGCCTTGGTAAGTTATCAGCAGCAAAGGCTTTACCGTCACAATTAGCGGCAAGAATACCAGGCGCGACAGCCGCCGCAACGAAGGCAGGAAAGTTAGTTTCTTCAACGGCTGGCGTTGCTCTTGACGGCGCTGTTCTGGCTGGCGCTGAAGCCGCTATTGGCGGGCGCGATGCCTTGAAGTCCGCATTGCAAGGCGGAGGCTTTGGAGCAGGCTTAAACGTCGTCACGCGCGGCGCAGCGGGCGCATTAGCACCGCTACTGAAAGGCAAGAAGTCACCTATGCCGTCAACCGCTGATATTTTCGAGAAGGCCAAAGGCAAATATGATGAAATCCGCAAAATGGATATTGAGTTTGACAAGGGCGCTTCTGCCAGCTTGGTCAAAGGCATTACTGACGACATTATGCACCCCAGCGTAGGGCTTGACAAAAAGCTTCACCGTGGGACGCGCGGGCTTTTGAAAGACATTTCAGAGTTTGCAGGCAAGACAATGCCAAACGCACGGCTTCAGGATTTTGCGACGCGCGCCAAAGAACTTGTCGGAAACGGCGGGGCTGACGGCGTTCGCGGTCAAATCATTCTTGATAATATCGAAAAATTTGCGCTGTCGTCACCTAAGACGGTCACAGGTGACGCTTCAAAGCTTTCTGAAGCAACTAAGCTGGCAAGCGAGTTATGGCGTCGCGGATCGAACGCAAAGACGCTTGAAGACGCGATTGACATTAAGAAGCTGCGAACTTCAGGCAGCGGCACTGGCGGCAATTCAGACAATAATATTCGCCAAGCCATGACAAATATGCTGGCTTCCAATAAGGGCAGCAAGTTTCTGAATGACGCTGAAAAAGCCGCCATGAAGGAAGGTATTAAAGGAACGAAGGTTCAAAATGCAGCCCGTCTTTTTGGCCGTGGATTTTCGCCGACGACTGGCGCTTTGAACCAGCTTGCAACAGGCGCAATGCTGGCGAAGACAGGCGGCACTTCATTGCCGCTTCACGTTGCGGGATTTGCAGCCAAGAAGTTTTCAGACAAAGCCGCGCTTGATCGTGCTGACGACGTTTTGCGCATGTTGCGTTCAGGCGGCGACGAAGCAGCGTTGGCACGTCAGCCGAATAAGGTTCAAAAAATCGTTAAAGCGAATACGTCAGACGAAGAGAAGAAAAAACAGTTAGCCAGGCTTTTGACGGCGGGGGCTATTTCGTAAAGTCAGTAAAGAGAACCAGAATGATTGCCAGCGGAGCCATTTTCAAACAATGCGGCCAGACTTGCAAAAATTCCTCTTTACACAAAATGAAAAATCGTTTCATGCGGTCTTCAATAGAAGGCGGCGAGAAAAAAGCAAGTAGGAGCGTTTAAAAATGCCACGTAATGCACAAGACGTTTATCAGGTTCCGCCAAACACTTACGGCGTTTCAGGGCAAACTATATCTTCGGTTTCCTATAACACTTTCGTTGACGATATTGTCGCGGATTTGAATACAGCGCGCCCGATTAGCGTCGGCGGAACTGGCGCAAATACAGCCGCCGCAGCAAGAACGAACCTTTCAGTTCCTTCCGTTGCCGAAATGAACGCCGCCGTCATAGCAGCGGGCAGTGGCAAAGAGGACGCATTCACTTCAGGGACACTTGTTCTTTCAACAGACAGCGGGCGGGCATTAGGGGTTTCAAACCAAGACGGCAGCATGACGCTTGGCCCGTTAAACGCTTCTTACTGTCATATTTATACAACGCTTCCTTCATTCTACACGAACAAGCCAATTCTGATTTTAGGCGCGGAAGTTTATCACCAAAGCAACATTGCAAACGTCGCTAATAATATCTTTTCAATCGCCAAGGTGAACGGTCTTCAAACGGCGCTCAATTCTAAGGTTGGCGTTAATAGTCCAGCTTTTACAGGAACGCCGACAGCGCCGACGCAGCCGACAGGAAATAATACAACGCGCCTAGCGACAACTGCATTCGTTCAAAATAGCGTTCAAGGAAAAGAAGACACCTTGAACGCAGATCAGAAGCGAAAAATAACTGTTTCGTCAAACGCACCGTCAGGCGGTAACGACGGCGACATTTGGCTTCAAACCTAATGGCGGCCTTTGCTAAAATATCAGGGACTTGGCAGCCCTTTGACCCGAAGGCCAATGTTTCGAATGTATGGCAGGACGTTCAGACAGGCTTTGTTAGGGTGGCTGGTGTATGGGAAGAATTTTATTCCGCTGTGACAGCCACGCCCGCGACAGTCGATGTTCAGCCCGAATTTGTAACAGGCCAAGGCGGCGGATTAGTTGTTTCTGACATTGCAACGGGAACCGTCAGCGACGGCGTCGGCCCCTTCACTTATGCTTGGTCATATGTTTCAGGAGATGCTGGCATAAGCCCGACAAACCCAACAGGCGCTTCAAGCGCGTTCGCTGGTAATGTTCCACCAACAGGAAGTTTAAGCAGCACCCAGAGATTAACTGTGACCGATACAGGCAACGGAAACGCAACGTTTTCTGACACTGTTAAAGTCACATTGTTTGACGATATTTAAAACGGAGAAAGTAATAATGACCTATAAAGTAACAGAACCAGCCCCTGTTGTCGGAACAACGCCCGTCGTTCTTGGTGAAAAAAAAAAGGTTGAAAGTGAATTTATAATTTTCAACAACAGTGAAACTGAAAGTCTTCTTATTATGGTCACAGACGACCCAAATCAGAGTATTTCAACTACTCTGTTCAGTTATGAAATCGCGCCGCGCGGAACACGCGAATTAAGGCCGTATGAAAATGGGGTTGTTTCTGCTATGCGAAAAACTGGTTCAGCTACTGTTATGATTACAAAGGGGTAAGACATGCCAACATTTCCTTATGAAAGCGGCACAGGCGGCGGTGGCACTGTTGACACGGTTGCGCGGTCAGGCGTCAACGAAATATCAACGCCAGTAGGGCAGGCCGTTCCTGAAGGCGAAAGCACGTTTAATTTCGGGCGGCTTTGGTTAAATCCTGAAGGTAGCGGCGGGCCTATAAATGTTGCGGCAAGTGCGGCGGCTATGGAAGCAGCGGGATTTGTCGAGGGCGACTTATCGCCAGATACTGCGGTTGATGAAGTTGTGGTGACAAATGTTGATTTGACAGGCGCGGCCCCAGCGGATGCTAAGACGGGTATTAATCAGCTTAACGGGAAAGAGTTTTATGTTGATGCGGGTGGAGATTGGCAAGAATTTCCGAGCGCTGGCGGCGTGTCATATGATGTTGCTGAGACGAAAACGGACGCAGAGAGGCGCACAGCGCGAACCAATGCGGGTATTCCTAAAGAGTATGGCAGTGACCAACAGCTTGAAGCTAACGCTAAGGCGCTAGAGGCATTTCAAAACGATAGGTATATCGACAATCTTATTGCGCCAGAACTCTTAATAGATGTAATTGCGGATGGTGGTTCAACCCCTGTCTCTCGCGGTGATTATCTGGAGCGTTACTTCGATTGGATGACATCTAAGGCTGTTTCAGGGCCGCTGCCTATTACTTCCTTTGCGCGGACAGCCACAGTTCCTCTCATTGAGATGGGGTACATCTTTAAAAATGTTGACCGCTTGATGCGGTTTAAAAGTCAGTCTGGTTCAAGCATTACATCGCTTGCCACGGCAGAATTTACGCAAATCGCTGGCCGTCATTGGGAGGTTAGATTTACAACGCGGGTAGCAATGGATCCTGTTCGTGCCGTTGTAGGTCAAAATTTCCGTTTAGAAAACTTAGTCGGCGATGGTGATGCGCATGCACTGAATGGAGCGTCGCGCTTTAAAACAATTGATGCTGACTTAATGGGCTTTACCTGTGATATTTACTGGCGCCGAACTGCTAATCCTGTTGATGTTACTAATTTTGATAACACCTATGAACAAGCCTACGGTCTAACGCGTTCTCGTGTCAGTATTCCTATGTCAACTTTGCTTTTCTCGCAAGACGGTTATGATGGCGGTAATGTGTATGAAGGCGCGTGGAACTTTCAGCGTTGCACAGGCGGAGTTTCTTTTCAAGAAATTGGCTTTGCTTGGGAGGGCAACCCCGAAACTTGGAATGGTGAAACCGCCAGGCACGATTTATTGTTTTTCGACACAACAAATGTTCGCTTTATTGATGATGTTTCGCTTGTTGGCGCTTCATTTGGAGGAGCCTGCTTAAGGGCTACAGGTAATTCAATAATCCGTCATACTCGTCTTTCAACAGGCGGGGGGTTAAATCAGGGGTCGTCGGCGCGGTCTGGTATTCGCGTTCAAGATGGCGTTCAAGTTATAGGTGCAAGAAGCTCGCATGGCCTTATGAAGGGTGATGTCATCACCGTTGGTGAAAGCTCTAGCGTTAAGGATATTTACACAAGTATAGGTTCAGGCTCAGCCCCTTACGCCTCTTATGGTGACGGTATTATTCTCGCCAATATTGGCCGCGTTGCAGGGTCAAATGCGGCGGGCCGCTCTTATGATACACGTAGCCGTTTAACTTATACAAATATCGATCAAATCCGCAATGATGCCGACGCAACTATGGTTGATGGCAGCTTTAGCGATTTGGATAGTGCGGGCAATTCTAACTTTGCCAAAACTTCGCGGGTTCCTAACAGCTTACTCGGTACGTCCGAATATCGCACAGAAAAAGACGTAACGATTGGTGAGCGTATTATTGGTTCTGGCCTGATCTATCAGCCCATTGCGGCGGCTCTTGCTCCGATTGTGGACGCGGATATTGACGCGGCAGGTTTCACGACAGGTACGGCGGACGTTGCGCAAACGCAAAATATTGGCGGCGTTCAGGTGACGATACAAGGAAGCTCTAGCACGGCTCCTTTTAACTCTAATGGCATTGGCGTTATGGTGGGAACGCCTAATAGTGACGGGACAGCCGAGCGCGTAACACTTTCATTTGACCCGCCAATAGATAACCTGTCCATTCAGCTCACTAATTTCTTACAGGTTTCTGCTGCTTTGCGGCGTGAACTGGCTAATATTCAAATCAATGGCGTTGCTGCTGTAGCCGCTGATATCACTGTTGGCGGCGGTCTTACAAAGCCAAATGATACGACTATTGCCGCCACAGCACATTTAGAGGACGGCCCAGCGACATTCAATCAAACACGTATTTCGACTGTTTCATGGGACGTGCAGGGTGCAGGAACCAATACAGGCTTTGATGCTCCGCGCTTGTCATTGCTGTCTGGCCAGCCGCAAACGCCAATACTGCCCGTGGCACAAAACGGTACGCTCAAAAGTATAAATGGCGGGGCTGCACAGATGTTCGACGTCGCAGGCGTAGAGGTTGCGGATTATACTATTGTGCCCGATTTTGTGACATCGGTTGATGATATCACAACGCTTGACCCCGACACAGTTGCGGAAGCTTATCAGACGGGTGCTACAGGCGCAGGAGCGGGCCATTATTATTCCATTGATATTGCGGGCAACCGTGATTGGGCCAAAGCATAGGAGCGCATCATGAGTGATTTACAGTTATTATTCACAGCAGGAAATGGCCGCAAGGTTTATGGTAATACGGATGTTGGTGGCGCTAACATTGCTACGCCTGCCACAGTTGATTTGGGGTTGAGCGCAACAGAGGCTGTAAGTCCGGCTGACCTTAAGCGTAAGATTGAAGAGGTTTCCCATGCCGAGATTGTAGAGCTGCCGACAGGTGGATTTGCAGCAACCCAACCTGACTTCCCTCCGCTGCCTCCGGATGCGGCCCCAAGCAAGGCATACATGACCGTTCTAACGGCTGATGATGTGGGAACAGGCACAGTGGAAGCCCCTGAATACCCCGAAGGCATTTACATGACCACAGGAGCGCCTTGGGCTTATTCAGGGCGGCTTACGGCGACTCTTGCAGCTATAATTGACGCAACCATTGAAAGTGATGATGCGGCCTATGCGAATACGGGCTTATGGGGTGTGGAGTTGGCCGACCAATACCGTGCGTCACGCAACGCACTGATAGCCATGCCGGCTGACAGAAAACCTGCCGCTTATCGCTATCACGACATCACAGCCAATACGACACTGGACTTAACGGATATTCCAGCCACAGCAGGGATTAGTTATTACTTCTCTCTTGCGCCGGGCGTTACGCTTTCAGGCGCGCAGAATGGTGACATTACCAATGCGGGCGCTAACCCTGAAACTATCCATTTACGATCTGATGGAACGGCGGGGCAGGTCATTCAGATTAACGGGAATGTTCAGCCTGATACGAGTGTTGATGCGGCTGCGCCATGGTCAACAGATGTTGATTATACGGCGACAGATAATGTTCAGTTTTCGATTACGGTTCCTGCCACGGAAGTTAACGGGCCATTTGTGACGGCGGATGGTCAAACGCTTGCTGTTGGGGGGCGCTATAATGTTCAATATGCGGCGGATAGAACGGCGGCTGATAGTGTAGCGGCTTTTGCTGATGACGCGGCTACGGTTGCCGAAATCGCCCTTATGAACCTTATAGGCGAAATTTCCGCTTCTGAGGTTATTAGCACGGCGGGCCTCAAGTTTGGCTCTATGGTTACAGCGGATACAACGAATTTGCTTTACACGGCAGGCGTTGGTTTCCGCTTTCCTGTCTCAGATTATGAGGGTGATTTTACCTATGAGGACACTGAGGGTTATTGGACACTGCCTCCCGGCACATATATCGCTCATACTTCGTTCTCTTTGGAGGGTATAACAAATATCGAGTTCATCGAATATAATTGGGAAAAAGAAGATGGTACACGTTTAGGCAATAATGGCGTAGGCGTGGGAGCAAGTTTCCCGATTGTCGGAAATCCAAATGCTTTCGCTACGTTTACCCTAACCGCTGAAACAAGAGTTAAGGTTGCCTTCCCTAGCGTGGTTGGTGATATGGACGCTAAGCCATATAGGGCATCTCAGTGGATTATGCAGATAGACCGCCCCGAAGCATGGGTGCGAAAGACTGATGTTCTTGAAGTGCAAGAGATGTTAGCCGCAAACCCTCTGGCTGCTCGTGATGAGGCGGTTGCCCTTGATGGGATTGAAGTCCGCATGTCATTTGCTGCAAGACAAATGCAAATTCGCGCCGCGTCTGGTACAATTGAAATCGAAGGTCATCATTCTTTACATCAAGGGACGGCGGTTGAGGGAGAATTTGGCGCAAAAACGCTTACAACCACTTGGCAGAATTTAGATATTACAGATGAAACTTTCACGGTTTCGGGTGCTCAAGAGTGGTTTCATTTCAGACGGACTGATACGGGCGCGCAATATTTAGTAAGGAGCCGATTAGGGGGAACCTTTAATAACAACTCAATTATATTTGAACGTCTAACCCGCCAGACAGTTGTTGGCCCTGACGACTTGTTAATAACGAATGCGGCCACGGCAACCGATACGCAGTTTTTAAAGTATAAAGGTGATGGGACGGCGGAGTTTGCAGATGTTCCAGTTGGCGGCGTTCTGTATAATCAGGCCGTTGGCGGCGGCATACCGACAACAGTTACAACGCTTGCGGATATCGGCTTCGCGTTACAGGCGGGGGATGAAATTTCACTGCAAACTGACATCGGTTTAGCTAAGGCCATGTGGACAGGGGCAGGGACGGTCACTTCAACACGTTTTCAGCAGGGCGGCGGGTCATTGGTAAATACTATACGTTTTTCACAATCGGGAACTGTCTTGCAATTTCAAGGCAATAATTCGAACGGTACTCGCCAATGGTTGAAAGTTGTTAGATGATGCTTGCTAGTTCAGCCAGTAACAGCACAACGCAAATAACCCCTCCGGAGACTTTAATAGATGCGGATGGCGGCACGTTTGCGGCAACTAATTTTGATGTGCCACAGATAAAGCCTGCAAATGCAAATGACCCAACGGCGGGAGTATATAGCACGTTATCAAACACAGAGCAGGCAACGGCTGATTTGTCGGGATTGTCGCCTAATGATCAGTATAAAATATCTGGGAGCATTTATGCTTTTCAGCATGGGCACAGTTTTCAGTTTGCAGTTCTGGATGGTTCGACAAGCCTAGGCGCTAAGGTTATGTCAACAACAGACCCATTTGAGCTTATTTTCGATACCCCCGACAATACAGACAATCTTACGCTCCACCTATCAGGAACAGGCGGGCAGGTTGGGATAACGAATTTCATTATAGAGTTGGTTCCAGAAAGGCGCATCCCTATAACGGGAAGCGGCGGTGATAGAGCGGACGGTGAAGCGCCCGTTAATATGCCTGAATTGGCATATGATGGAAATCCCTCAACATATGCTCGCTTTGATAACGCTTCATGGCAGCAACACAGCTATTATTTTGAAATGGTGAACGTTACTCGCATTGTTGTGCGTAGCCATACTTATGAAGGTTCTGCGCCAGAGATTACTTGCGGCGGGAAAACATTTACGCCTAGCACCGCCTTAGAAACCCAAGAATTTATCGTGAATGAGAATATAGACCGCATTTCGATATATGATGACATAAGTGCTCGAACGCGGATTTATGAAATCGAAGTTTACGGAAGATAGGGCTGAATTATGGCTGAAAGTATAGAATTATTACAGCAAGAGCTTGCTTTCCATAAGGAAGAAGTCTCTCGTATGCGGCGGAAGCTTGATGGCGCTTTATCTAAGCTTGACACAATGGACGGTGCGCAGGCGGCAAGAGATAAAGGCGGGGATTGGGTTAAAAAGCTTGCCCCTGTTGCGATTGGATTAGTTGCTGCGGCTGTTGGCTCACTTCTATGGGGACGCATTGAAAGTATAGCTGAAAAGCAAGTTGAAATGCGTGTTATTGACGGCTCACGGGATAAAGAGGTCGAGCGTATCAATGCTCGCCTTGTTAAACTTGAGAACAAGAAATCTGATGACTTAGGCCCATTAGAGGCGCGTGTAGTTAGCGCAGAGGCAAATATCACAAGGCTCGACTCTGCTGTTTACGAACACGAAGAAGAGATTGATGACTTAGAGGATGATGTAAAGGGTCAATCTAAAGACCTATCGAGCATTAGCGCATCTGCCACAGCAAGCTTCACAGAGGTTGAAACTCAAATCCGCGCAACATGGGATGTGGTTAACACCATGGAAGGATATAACCGCCAAACAGACGGGCTTCTATGGCGTAAGGTGTTTGACGAAGACTTGCCCGATAACGAATATTTCAGCACGAATATTCCCGCGCAAGCCACGACACAGATTGGCAAAGTAAACGGGGATTAGCTATGTCAAAAGCCCACGAATTAGCTGAAAAGTTTGCCGAGCATCTTTCGCATGACGAGCCTGACGGGACGTTTTTTGCGTACTTTCAGAAGATCGGCCGCCCGCTTATATATATCGCCGCAGCGTTTTGGATATTCTCATTTGTCTATATGAACATACGAGCGGCCCACGGTAACGAGATCCAATGGCCACCTTCACATATCAGTTACGCGCTTGTCGTCGTCGTCGTCGTCGGAGTTCTAGGGCGTCAATGGGGTAAGAACAAAGAAATCGAAGTCAAACATAAGGCGCTTGAAGACGATTTTGACAGCGCGCCTTGACAGCATAGGGTCTTTTCGCGCTAGAACGGCGCAAAAGGAGAACCATCATGAATATTGAAAAAGCACAAAAACGATTAGTGAAGGCAGAAAAGCAAATTGATAAGCTTCACGCCGGCCTTGAAAAACAATTCGGTTCAGACTTCGGGGTCGATAATGCGGCATACACTGAAATCTGCCAAGACGTTTTAGAAATCAAGCAGGCATTGGCATCGCTTCACGAAAAAGCCTCTAAGCTTGCCGCTACGTCCACAATGTCGGACGTTCAGGCGCGCGGCCCAGGCAACAAACGCGACGATTAAATGATAACATCGTTTTGGGCATTGTTTCAGGGCGCTTGCTTAATAGCTTGCGCCCTTTGGCTTTTGATTAAAGGCCGTAATTTTCAGCATTATATCGCTTGGGGCTTAGCCGTGGCATGGTGGTTTTTCAGCATGGTCTTTCAGATGATTTTTGAGAGCCTAACGCCGACTTATCCGCTTTGTCTTCTCGGTCTGGTTATCGTTTACGGTTACTGCAAATTATCCAAGCACACTAAGGGATATTGGCCGATTGAACTCGCCTATTTTGTTGCGTTTGCAATTATTTGGGAATTTATTCTCGAAAGCTTATCTGTTGAAAACACTATTTTGCGGTTGCATTTTGGTGCAATCCCCTTTTATGCCCTGCTTATATGGCTGTCTCTTCATTCAAATCTTAGAAAGATTTTCAATGCAAAATTTACAGGGCTTCGGGATAAGTTGGGCGGGGACGTTCCTAGCGGGTGGACTGAATTTAAGTAACGCAAATTCGTTCTTGGTATTCATTGCGACCCTAGCATCTATCATTTTAACAATCTTTCTGATAATGAAGGCGCGCGCGGACAAGGCGCTTACACTTGAAAAACTTAGGCAGCTTAAATTGAAAGATATATCTGAAAGGTAAAAACATGAGTAATCAAAATTTCAAACGCGCGCTTTTAGCCGCATTAGTCGCCGCCAGTGTCCCGACGCCGGCAACATGCGAGGTCACAGACAGCAATGTCGTGATGCGATACAACGATCAGGACGCCAACATCGGCGGTCGAGTTTGGTTAGCGGGTAAGGACGCCGGCTTGTTCTTTGACGACCTGGACGAAAACACAAACGAAGTTTTCATTCAGCAAAGCCACGGCGGGAACCTAACGCCGGTTGTCGAAGTTATCATTCACCGCGTATCGCGCGAAGAACATGAAGCGGCCAAATCGGAGATTGAAGCCGTGGTTCGCGAATATCGAATTGTTGACGGCGAAATCGTTTCAGAAGTTTTGCAGCTTGACGAAAAAGATATTGTCACGGAAGACAAACCAGACACCTAAACCTTTCAGGTGTGAAAGCCCCCGCCCTTACAGCGCTCCCGCCCTCCACGGACGGGGGCTTTTTTGTGCCTGCTTTTCGTGTTATTGGCGCGGATATGCAGTTTTTTAATCCGATAACGCGATTTATGGCCCATATTTCGCCGTTTTCAGCCCGTCAGGACAAATTTGACGAATTTTTGATACATGATACAGCACAGACGGAGACACGCCCACAGGCGCTTAAATCAGAGCCGAAAGAGGATAGCATGAGAATATTGGTTGATCGTTACATATCCGATGAAGACACCACATTGAGTAAACTCTATATTGACGGCGTTTATCAGTGCGACGGATTAGAGCCTGATTATCGGAAAAACCACGCGGCCCATCACTCCCGCATTCCAGCAGGTATTTATAAATTAGGAGTTCGCACAACGGGCGGTTATCACAATCGTTACTCAAAAATGTTTCCTTGGCACAAAGGTATGCTTCACGTTTTGAATGTTGAGGGCCGCAAGTGGATTTTACACCATATCGGCAACTATCACACGAACACAAAAGGCTGTTTACTGGTTGGTAGCGCAGATGAAAAAGCCATGACTGTTTGGATTAGCAAGAACGCATATAAGAATTACTACAAAAAGGTTATTGATGCGGCTATAGCTGGCAATGCTACTATCGAATATCGGGATAGCGACAGATAGGATTTATCATGAAGGATATTTTCACAGGGGCGGCAATCATTCTAATCGTGATACTTGCCTTGATTGTTCTCGTCTCGCCCCGGCAAGAACCGAAAATTCAGGAAGTGCCGATTGAAATTCCACAGATGGAAGGGGCTTTATAATGCAAAGCTATATATACACCGCTCTAGGCGTCGGGATAATTGCTTTCGGGGCGGGTTGGCGCGTTCACAGTGACCGAGTTAAAGCGAAAGAAAATGATGCCCTTCAAGAGGCTATACAGTCTCACAATCTCAAGGTTGGAATTATCGAGACTGAATTAAGGTTTCGGCAAGAAGAGATTTTTCGCCTAAATGAGCAACTAGGAACAGCGCTTGGCAATGTTCGCACAGAATACAGAACAATAGAGAAAGAGGTTCCCAAATATGTCCCGCAAAATACTGATGTTTGTAATTGTAGCCTTGGCCCTGAATTTGTCAGCCTGTTCAACCGCGCCGCGACCCGTAATCAAGGAGGTTCAACTTCCACCCAAGTCACCCCCTTCGACGTATCTGACACGCTGCTCCGAAGCACTACCGACCTTGCCGGTGGATATACCTCAAATTAGCCAAGAATTAGCGTGGTCAACAGTTTTAGGGGGGTGGGCTCCAGAATATTTTGAATGCGCTATCCGTCACAACGCTTTGATTGATTGGCACAGAGAGCAAGTAGTGCCAGAAGATCAGGAACTAGAGCCAGAACCAAAGAAGAAAAGCGGCAAATGGTTCAACCCCTTTGACTAATCACGTTCGGGTGGTGAGGGTGGGAGCATTACCACCCGCGAAACTTGCGTGTTTAGTCATTGGAGGTTTCCTTTTTGCATATACAAAGAATATTGATTGTGAACGGGAATACTCCACGACTTTCCTGTCTCAATATTGAAAAACGACACTTTATCTCGATACGTGAACATCATCACGTTTTCAGGTATCGCGGGATTAACCTTAACTGGAATGCCCTGAAAGTCGAAAGGTTTAGCAGGATTAACTTTTGCCTGCCACGCCTCAATTGCGCAGTGAGCATCCAATCCTGATGCAAAGGTAAGACTTAATGGCCTAGACGGTATTTTCTTTATAAAATCCGTCATTTCCTTAAGCGTCTCTAGCGTCAATTCACTCACGACATCACTCTCCATAAAACAGCCGCAAGAATTAAAGCACCAATCATAGCGGCTATTGCGATTGACGCGGCGACTATTATGACGGGACGGGCCGCTTGTTTTGCGCCTTCGTAGGTCATTTTTTAGCCTTCTTTCCTAAATGTTCTTTCGCTCGGCCCATATCAATTTCGCGGCGAAGTTTACTAAAGTTAATTGTTTCTAAAAAGCGCGGGTGTGCTTGTGATATGCGCTTCAGTGTTACTTGCTCGAAAGGATGTGACATTGGCTTTCCTTTTGTTGATATGTCACACCGTATCGCAGGCGGGTTAATTAAGTGTTTATACAGCCCTAGCTTTTTTGTTTTTATATCTCGATTTGAAATCAGGCGTGAAAAAACCAAGTTGGCCCTTGCACTCTTGAAATGGTATGCGGCGCGCATTTTTTATCACGAAGCCGTATTTACCGAAAAACCAAGGGCTATCGCTTTCAGTGACGCAATCAATTATTTCAGCAATGCCGATCACGCCGCCTATGTGCATTGTCATAGACGGGTCAAAGGGGCTTCCCGTTAAGTGTCTAATCATTGGATATTCACCAGCTTGAACAGCAAGCCCAACATGAATGTAAAATTCACCGCGAAAATTTGTCGGCCAGTCTCGGTTTTCGATATCCTTGAAACCTTCGACTATAGACCATCCAAACGGTTGATTTATTGATAGCGCCTTCATTATTCCAACCCCGCCAATAAAAATTCAGCGTTTTCGCAAAGTTCAAAGGCGCGCTTGCGGTGTTCAGCAGCAAGACCGGGGCTGGAAGCTTCGACCGCAGCAGCCTTTTGAAGATAGTCTTCGCCTTTATCAATCATCGCTTGCGCTACTTTTTCCCAATTAATATTCATGTTATTTTCCTCTCAATTCGATTACGCGCGGAGTGTTTTCGGCACGCTTTATTTCAAAATACTTCTGCTTTGCCAGATGCAGATTTGGTTCAGGTGCATCACTTGGAAGCCCGTAGCGCGTCCACAGTTCAATTAGCGCCCACTTTTCGACGCTAATCTTTTTCATGCCGCCCTCAATTTGCGCCATGTTTCGTTTTGCGCCCCTATCCGTAAATCCAAGCATTTTGCCGAAACGCTTTCGATTATAGCCGAGGGATTGACGCACAAGCTTGACGTGCTTTCCTGTTGCGCGGCGTTCTGGTGTGAGCTTGTTGGCGGTCATTTTCTAAACTCCAAACCTCTCAATTTTGCATCTTCTTCGCAGTTTTCAGGCGACGAAAACCAGCACGAAACATGAGTGCCAGAGAGCCTTTCATCGCTATACTGAAACCGCCACTTGTAACGAATTTTAGTGTCGGGACATTCTTTGACATCGTATTTGCCAGCAATCATGAGATTGCCGACCATCATTTCAGCGCGGCGGGTCATACGTCCACCAACATGCAAATAATGCCGCACTGAACTTCTATTTCGGAAGGGTAGTGTCCAATGTCGTCAGGCATTTCATCTAAATACATTCTAATCGCGCCCGTTTTCCATTGCTCCACCCCATCCTTATTTAACGCACTATAGTTTGTAAGCGAAAAAACCCACGTAGGCCAAACAGGTAAGCCGTTTTTCTTTTTCGCTGTTCTTATTTTATTTATTGTTGCGCCAATATCCCTCTCTTGTTTGGCGCGACGAGCAAAAACGTCGGGGAAGTCCACGCGGATTTTATTCCAATAGCCAATACCACCTTTAACACATCCAATGCAGTTGTTGTTACGGTAGCCAAGGTTATACATTTCAGGGCGTTTAATTCCAGCGCGTGAAATTATTCCCTGACAATCCTCTTTTGTCAGTCCATTTCTGACAAGAATAGGGTCGATTTTACGTTCTGAATTGTTGGCTATCCATTTGTTAACTCGGTCTTGTTCTTCAAGCGTATAGCCGAGAATTTCAATCTCTTGCCCTTTACCCCAAGTGATAATTTTTTGCGCAGGGATTTTCTTTAATTCGCCAGTGCAACGAGCGCCGCCAATGCCTGCAATCCAGCGAGTTTTTTCAATAACGTCGTCAACGTCTTCATATTTTTCAGACTTCAAATAGTCTATTTTAAAGCCCGCCCATGCCTCAACTTCTTTGGCGAAGCGTTCGTTGTCAGAATGTTCAGAACCAGTGTCACAGGTCACGACACGGACGTTCTGAAGTCCAAACTCTTTGACCGCAAGAAATGCAGCAACCGCTGACGGGACGCCATGCGAAAAATGCGCTATATATTTTTGCGTCACTTGTCGAACCTCGCTTTAACAGCCGCCCAGCCTTCAGCCACGACGACGCACATAATTCTAGCCTGTTCACGCCTTAAGACGATGAAGGCGCACACACAGAGCGTCAGGAGGCCCAAGACACCAAGGGCGCCAAAAATCGCGCTTACAGTCCACCAGAAGTCATATGATGGGATGAAGATGGTCATTTACTTACCGCAGCCTTAAAATCAGCAATTAAATTTGTTGTCTGTTTTTCAATTTTGCCAATTCTAATATTGAAAGCGTCCTCAAAAGCCTCTCTTTCTGTGGCAAAAAATCTCATATCGCCCCCTGTATAGTGGTCTTTGTCTTTGCCCCACTTAGTCACTTCAAGGCGGTATGGTTGACAAGAATACAGAACGGAAACCCCAAGCTTTTCAAATAGTCTTGGGTATAAACGCCTATCGTTTACATCTTGCGTGTGAAGCGGCAAATGACTTTCAAACTTGAACGCTTGAAAAACAGTTTTAGGGCGTGAAATTCTGTACTTCATAGCGACCTCGCAAAGTTATCAGCCGCAGCTATTGATCTGCGGTCGTTGTGTTGAATGGAAAGAAGGCGAGTGCGGCGGGGTGTTGTCACGTCTTTTGAAAAAAGAAATGCCCCGCCGCGTTCAGGCTTGCCACATGGGGCGCAAGGGCCGCCTGAAATTCTTATTGATGGTTTGTGTGTCATGGTCAAGCCTATCTATCCCCAGGAAACGTGTCGTCGTTGGCTTTGTCAGCCGCAGAACAAGCGTCCTGAAGCCTTGCAGTGTCTTCTTCAGTTATCCAACCGCGCAGCCTCTTGCCTTCTTCACTTACCCACCACGCCTTGAAGGCTTCAGTTCCTTTGTCAGCGGCTGTTTTTGCGGACTTATAAGCTTCTTCAGGATCCACAGCAGGCTTGCTGTTTGGCTGGCTGACTTTTAACGGCTTCACTGTATATGGCGCCCGCCTGGAACGCGCCACAGTAAGCAAAAATGACTTTTCAGAGTTCAGCCCCGTCATGTGACTAATTCGGATGCCGCCAACATTTTGACCGCCAAACTTGACTTCAGGGTCGCGGTAAAGCGTCAATGAGTGGCCTATATAGTTGTCGCCCTCTAATCCCCAAACCTCGACCATGACGCGCAGCATTGACTTGCCCGGCTTATATGGCTTTCCATTGTCACCCTCAAAGCTGATTGCAATAGGTTGCTCGCCTGACATTTCCCTGACGTTGGTTATTTTAATCGTAATGGGTCCACCGATTAGATCGTCAGCGTTCAGTTGATCTGATTTTGGTTTGATTGCGTGTGCTACATTTACCATTTTTTATTCCTCTATCATCCACGGTTTAAAGTCTTCGTCAGCCCAAGGCTTTGCGTTCAAGTCAGGAAGCCAGCGGTTTTCTTTGCCGAAGTTTTCCATAAAATAATTATAAAGCTTCACGCCATGCTCAACGTCAATTTTGCCAGTCTTCCAAATGCGTTGAATTTTGCGGTGTTGAATAACCTCGTCATATTTATCAAAACGCCGGGGCAGGACGTGGTTATATTTGCCGCGCTGCTGAAATAGAAACCAATATTCAGGCTTGGCGCAACTGGCAAACTCACTGAACCAATCGTCGCCAACCTCACCGCTATCAATAAAGAAATCACGCTTTTTACCGTCCATAATATCACGGACGGCGGCGCGGGCAATTTCAACGCCGCATGTGTAAAGATAACCAGCAGGCATATATGAAAACTTGTGCATTTGATCCGCGCAGTTTTCTTCAAAAGTTTTTGTGTTTTGGCCGCTGACAGTGATTGTTTTGAACTCGACCTGTTTCTTGACGGCAAGCCAGTCAACACGGATTTTGTAGCGCTCACCGTCCATTGTGAAAAGAATAGAGACTTCAGGAAATCCATTTGAAAGAAAATCTTCATGGATTTTGTATTGCGCCATTATAGCGCCTGCAATTTGCAGTTCATTCATAGCCGTTGGCGATAAAAGTATTTTGCTTGCATTTGCTGCTTCATGTTGAGCCTTCAAGACAGAATGAAATTGAACCTTAGAGCCCGCAGCAATAAGCGCCTTTTGAAGCGCTGCTATTGTGTCAGACTTCTTGAAATCAACGCCGTTTTTTTCACAAGCCTCAACATGATCATCTTTAGATTTAATAGCTTTAGGATAATCAGCAGGGTTATAATCTGACGTGTAAAGCGCATTAAAAGCTTCAGCGCCTTCAAGCGCCATAACATGCCACGCCTTACCTTCAGCCATTGCTTCAGTGTCATCTTCAAGTTTGGCGTCAAGGTTGAAATCGGGCGCAAGCGTCGGCTCAATTTCATCGACCCAAAACTTCAGCGGGCTATCATTCACCTTCTTAATGCGCGAGTTTGAATGACGATCTTGCGCTATGTATTCTTTGAATGGCATATTGAAATAGATGCCGTCAGGATATTGTTTGATTACTTCAGTCATTTTACCAACCCCATTTTTTGCGTTGTTTGTTAATTTTATCAGCAAGAACCCTCTTGCCGTCAGTGATAGATTTGATTGAATTTAGAGCATCGCTTTCAAAATCTTCGCGGGAAATGTTGCTAGGATTTGTTTCGCCAATGCTGGCCAATTTATCAGCAAGGTCACTTTCAAGGCGGTTCAAGCCAAGGTAAAATTGATTTATCGCACCAAAATATTCTTCAGCAATATTTTCATCATCGCGGCCAAATAAGGGAAATGTTTCAGGTTCAATCATCTTTCAAACTTTCTAAAAATTCTTGGCGAAAGCGATCTTCAGTTTCCCATCGGCATTCAATCTCTTTTCCTGTGCGGTCTAAGATTACAGACAGAACAACGGCGTCTTCTGGCACTTCAGGACATTCCAAAGTTTCAGGCTCGCGCGGCTGATAATCAATATGAACTGTAACGGGCAATTCATCGCCCGTCTTTAGTGTCAGTTGTGACTTATGAATTTTGTCCATTTTATTCACCCTCACTGTCAGGCGTTTTGTCCGCCATAATGATTGCCGCAAGCGCTATGCTTTTAACTTCAAACATTTCTTCAGCGCCGTTCACACGCGCCATGATTGCCTTGTGAGCGCCTTTTGAAAGGTCAGGCTGACCGCTTTGCAACATATGGCGTTGCTCAAAAACGGAGACAATAAAGCCTGCTACGTTTTCAAAACTGTCAATCGTGCGGTAAATGAATTTGGGTTTGTTGGCGCTAATTTCTAGCATATCTTTTAAAACGTCGGTCATTTGATTAGCCATTATATTTCCTGACCTGCTGAATTTTGAATTACAGCGTCAATTCCTGCTGCTTTTAATGACGTATGAATGCCGCAGGCTTGGGAATAACAATCGTCTTTAGTTCTGGCGTCAGAAACAACAGTCTTTCCATTGACTGAAATATCATAACCGCCGTTTATAATTTTAATGATGGACATTTTCTTTCTTCTTTCAATTTAACAGTGACAACGATTGTTTGTTAGCAAATGAAATGCGGTGTGTCAACTTAAAATTCACAGGCCGTTGACAAGTAGAAACAAACAGCATAACACGCAAATCACTTAATCAACATAAATGGAGTTAAAAATGGCAGCGAAACAAGTCAGAATTGAAGATGATGTTTATGCTATGGCAAAAGAAGCAGCGGAAGAAAACCGCCGCACAGTCCAAGCGCAAATTAACGCAGACCTTGAAGCTTTCTATCGTTCTAAAGCTGCCGAATAATGGCGCGAAACTTCAAAGGTAAAAGCTTCAAGCCCAAGAGAGCAAATGGCTCATTAGGTCTTGAATTCAAACAAATTAACCGTTGTGACACTTGCGGCACTCAATACCTCAAGAAATCCACGCCGGCGCAATGCTTATGCGGTTCTATAGCTTTTACCCATTTTGACAGCAAAGCCGAAGGCAAGCGCTGGTCAACGCTCTCATTTTATCAGGAAAAGGGCATAATTTCAGATTTGCGCCGACAGGTGCGAATACCCCTAAACACGAAGGGGCCAGACGGTCTTTCAGTCACAATCGGACATTATATTGCTGATTTTGACTATAACGACGGGAAGGGAGTTCGTGTGATCGAGGACGTAAAGGGGTTAATAACAGACCTTGCGGACTGGAAAATTAGACACGTTAAGGCTCAATATGGCATTGACGTTAAACTCACTCAGTAAAGAAAGGTAAACGCAATGTCAGCTGATATGCGAAACACTAAAAATCTAAAGGACGTAATGAGAAGCGCGTTCGGAACCATTATGGACGTGCGTGACGAGCGCATTGACTTAACGGAAAAACTCAAAGACGCCCGCGAAATGATGGAGAATGCCGGCGTCTCAAATGCCGTCTTCTCTATGGCGCAAAAATATCTCTTAATGAAAGAGCAGGACCGGGAAGCTTTCCGCGAATTTTTCGACATTATCCGCGAAGTGCTTGACGAAGACTTCCAGCCGTCACTATTCGAAGCGGAAAAAGAGAAAAAGCGCGAACTCAATAAGGCCCGTAAAGAGCGCAATGCGCCAGCTGAAACCGAAGAAGAAGAATAACCGCTTGATTTTGTCGAGACGATAACCCAAAGAATAAGGCGGGACGTTCGCGCGCCCCGCCTTGAAAACCATACGCTTAAATTGAACAGAAGGAGCGCAGGCAAATTATGCCCTCTATATCCGAAAAAAACACGCCCATTGCAAGCCCTATTATCCGCGAAGTTACGATTGGCGATTGCCGATTGATACATGGCGATTGTCTCGAGGTCATGCCTTTGCTTGGCAAATTTGACGCAGTTTTAGCTGACCCGCCATATGAAACGACGCAAGCGGGATGGGATAAAGCGATTGATTTTGCAAAAATGTGGGCGGCTATTGAACACATAAGAACAGCAACAACACCCGTTTGTCTTTTTGGTATGGAGCCTTTTTCATCTGGTTTGCGTTTATCGAACCTTGCTGAATTTAAATATGATTGGATATGGGATAAGCCAAAGTCAACAGGTCAGATGAACGCTAAAAAGCAACCTATGCGAAGTCATGAGTTTATAAGCGTTTTTTACAAAAAGCAGGCATATTATAATCCGCAAAAGACAACAGGACATAGGCTTAAAATTTCCACAAGGGGGCCGCACCTTCAGTCAGATGTTTACGGTAAGCAGTCAGGAAATAGTTATCGCTCAACAAGTCGATATCCTCGCTCTATACAGGCGTTTTCATCTGATACTCAAAATTCAAGTGTTCACCCAACACAAAAACCCGTCGCTCTTATGGAGTACCTAATCAAGACTTACACAAAGCCTAATGATACGGTTCTTGATTTCACGATGGGTAGCGGCACAACGGGGGTTGCGTGTGTAAAGCTTGGCCGTAAATTTATTGGAATTGAGCTAACTAATGGGCCTAATCCGAAGCATAGATATTTTGACATTGCCGTGAAGCGCGTTTCTGAAGCCTACTCTCAACCAAACTTGTTTATTGCGCCGTCAAATAATCCCATCGCACCCACGCAGGAAAGCTTTGATTTAGACACCCCGACCACAGACGCCGAGGACGCGCCACCTTCCATCATGGATGATGCTTTTTGGGAGGGCGAGGTATGAATTACAGAAATCTTGAACACTACGATTATGAAACAAAACTTCTTTACCCGCCTTGTGGCCACCACATACACAATAGAGACGGTAACTGCGTAAGATTTAAAGCTTATGCAAAGACGGGGGGGTGTTGTGCTTATTGCGGCGTTAAACTTCCGACATGGAAAAATGGCTATGTAATTAAGCCTAAAATGCACCTAGATCACGTTTACCCAAAATCGCGGGGAGGGGCAGACGCTCTTTCAAACTATTTTGCCGCTTGCTCTGAATGCAACCTGAAAAAAAGCAATATGCTTGCGCATGAATGGCAGTCAACATTCGACAGTGAAGGCGTTAGTTTTTATGCCGAAAGCATTGGTTTTGTAATTGAAGATTGCGCCACAAACAGCACATCTTACCGCCCTAAAGGATTTAATGATGGGCGATAATTGGTACAAATGTGAAGCTGCAAAAGTGCTAAACGGAACGGCTGATATGAAGCCCGACCAGCGCGGAATTTACAGAACCTTGCTTGATATTCTTTACGACAAAGGTGGTTGCTGTGCCTTCAATCCGCAGACATTAGCCGCCAGAAACAACACCACAACGCGCCATTTTAATAGAGTTGCAGATTACTTAATTGAGGAGAAAAAAATCGTAATTTACGACGGATATTACTTTAACGAAAAAGTTTTTCTGACGATTAACTCCGTTTTTATGACGGAAAAAGCGAGAAATTACTGCAAGTTTTTATTTCCAGAATTGTTTAAAAACAGAGGGTTAGCCACCCCTAGAACTAAAGAAGTAAGAACTAAAGAAGATAATACTAACGTATTATCTAACGCGCCCGAGAAAAATCCACCGAAAAAACGGAAACGAAAAACGTCATGGCCTTCGGATAATTGGAGGCCCAAACCGCTAAGCCCTGGAATGCACAACAAGTTAGATTTCACACAGGAAGATTTACGAAATGAGTTCACAGCCTTTAAAAACAAATCGGAAGCAAACGGTTACAAATACGTCGATTGGGATAAGGCGTGGATTAACTGGCTCACGCACCCCGAATACAGCACATGGGCTAGACGCAATTCAAACGCCCTACGCGGTGGATCGCAGTCTCAGGGTTTGGCTGGAGC